TAGCGGGTATACTCATGCCGCATTGTCCTCTTAGTTAAATGGATATAACGAGCCCCTCCTAAGGGCTAATTGCAGGTTCGATTCCTGCAGGGGACACCATTTATCAGTTCGCTCCCATCCGTACCAGTCCGCAAAATCCCCTGAATATCAAGCCTTCCGTAGATTCACAGTTCGTAATGGTTCGCGTCAGATCGTTGACAGCCGCACTCCATGACGGGTAAAAAGTGGATAAAATAATTTTACCCACCGGATTTTTACCCATGCTCACCGTTAAGCAGATTGAAGCAGCAAAGCCGAAAGAAAAACCATACCGCCTTCTCGATGGTAATGGCCTGTACCTTTATGTCCCTGTATCCGGGAAAAAGGTATGGCAGCTTCGCTACAAGATTGACGGTAAGGAGAAAATCCTGACCGTCGGAAAATATCCGCTTATGACTTTGCAGGAGGCAAGGGATAAAGCATGGACCGCGAGGAAAGACATCTCGGTTGGTATCGATCCGGTAAAAGCGAAAAAGACTTCGTCTAACAACAATTCCTTTAGCGCCATTTACAAGGAATGGTACGAGCACAAGAAGCAAGTCTGGTCAGTAGGCTATGCAAATGAACTTGCAAAAATGTTTGATGACGACATTTTACCCATCATCGGCGGCCTTGAAATTCAGGATATTGAGCCGATGCAACTGCTGGAAGTAATCCGCAGATTTGAAGATCGCGGTGCAATGGAGCGAGCCAACAAAGCCCGCAGAAGATGCGGCGAGGTTTTCCGTTACGCTATTGTCACTGGTAGGGCTAAATATAACCCGGCACCTGACCTTGCTGACGCCATGAAGGGATACCGCAAGAAGAACTTCCCGTTCCTTCCAGCAGACCAGATCCCTGCATTCAACAAAGCACTGGCAACATTTTCAGGAAGTATCGTATCGCTCATTGCGACAAAAGTTTTACGCTACACAGCCCTAAGAACGAAAGAGCTTCGTTCCATGCTATGGAAGAACGTCGATTTTGAAAACAGGATTATCACCATCGACGCCAGTGTGATGAAGGGACGCAAAATTCATGTGGTTCCTATGTCAGACCAGGTGGTTGAACTTCTCACTACGCTAAGCTCAATCACCAAACCAGTATCAGAGTTTGTTTTTGCCGGGCGCAACGATAAGAAGAAGCCAATTTGCGAGAACGCTGTACTGCTTGTGATCAAACAAATCGGCTATGAAGGTCTGGAAAGCGGTCACGGATTCAGGCATGAATTCAGCACGATTATGAACGAGCACGAATGGCCTGCTGATGCTATTGAAGTGCAACTTGCACATGCCAACGGCGGTTCTGTGCGTGGAATTTACAACCACGCTCAGTATCTCGATAAGCGCAGAGAAATGATGCAGTGGTGGGCGGACTGGATTGATGAAAAGGATGAGTGAGCGACATTAACAACTATCGAATGACACAAAGCCTTGCAATCCAGTGCAAAACTTTGTTTGTCTCAGTTTTGTCTTATCAACCACAGCAAGTCATCGATCGATTGAGACTTGGATGATAGAATAAATTCGTAGCACTGTTTTTTAAAGTATCATCTCGCTCATGGTTACGTGATAGAAAAAGGACAAAATAATCTTAAATTTAAAAGCATATAAATCATACAAATAAAATTGTGGTGGGTACGTAATGTCTGATATTCGACAAAATAGAATAGAGTTAAATGAAGTGCATATAGCTCGCTCCATGGCTATATTTCTAGTTGTTTTACTTCATTCTTCAGGTGCTTTTTTTATGCAGTTTGGAGATCATTGGTGGATTGTTAATTTATACAGTTCTTTTTCAAGGCAGTGTATAGGTCTTTTTTTTCTTATCACTGGATACCTTTTTTATGAAAAAAACATAAACCCAACAGCACACCTAAAAAAAGGAGTGTCGAGATTGATAATACCATTCATATTTTGGTGGGTGGTATATTATATCTACAATACAGAGATTAACAACAAATCATATAATTCTATATTTCAACCAAGTGAGGTACACCTTTGGTTTATGTATGCATATATTTGTATATATATGTTTTTACCAATAATTTGCAACTCATTAAAACACATACCAACATATTACATTTTAATTATTGTAAGCATGCTTTTTTACTCAAATTCCATTGTCCCTGTAGTTGATAAAACGATAATGAAGGTAACATGGTTTGATGTAAAACTAGTGTCTGAAAATGGGATATATATTCTTATTGGGGCAATAATAAGGAGATATAACGATAAAATAAAAAAATGCAATGCAGTGATACCATTGGTGATTATTGTTATGTCGTGCCTGTTAACATCAATGGCATCTAGTTGGTGGTCTGAAATAACAGGCAGGCCTGAGCAGTTTTTCTTTAAAAATACATCTCCACTTGTATTAATATGTGTTATTTCTTCATTTACATTATGCATGTCATACTCAAAAATAATTAGCAAAAGATTAATGAATTTATTTACATCAATATCAAATGTTTCATTTGGTATATACTTCGTCCATTTCTTTTTTGTTAGAGAAATTAGACTCGGGTATAATCAAGAAAACGCATATTTCATGATACCATTGCTAACAATCATTTATTTTTTAATGTCATATTGCATATCAATAATTCTAAGCAAAATCCCTTTGCTTAGAAAAGTAATATAATTATGGATTGTTAACCTTCCATCTTTTATCATAGTAATGCAAATATCCCTGAGACGTTAGTGTCATATGGACAATCGCTTGGGATATTTGCGCGTTCTGAAAATTAACTCTAATAAATACTTGAGTGCCAATTGTTATTTTTGATACAGATATCCCGTCAAGAGTCTTGTCTCCTTGTATTTTATTAACCCAAACACCTGACGAAGACAAGGTTGCCTGATCCTTTCCGCTTATACTAAATATAATTTTACCTCCTGTTGCCAGTGAGGTGTTTACTCCATTTTGAGATATTGGAATTATTGTAATTTCACCAGCAATGAAAACACCATTTTTGTATTTAGATACCTCACCTTGTTCACAAATTAAAATATCAATACATCTACCCCATGGTACTAGGATTGTTGCATTTTCAGTTTTTACTTGTGGATATACAGCTGAAACACCTGCAGATTCGAAATTTTTTGCTGATAAAACAACTCCGTCAGATCCATTTCTAAATCCCATTCCTGTATGATCACCGTATGTCCTTCCATGAGAGATGAATCCTCTTACATACTCTTCGGATACTGCGCTACCAGTGGTTTCCTTCTGAAAGATAAATGTTTCACCAAAAGAAAAACCACGACATTGGTATTGGCTCTGATAATTTTCTGAGTTCTTAAAAAAGGAAATGCCTTTATATGCTGTTACATAGCCAGATCTAAATTGAACGGAAACAGGGGTTGTTTGTTCATCTGGAGGTAACTCCACAAAATGTGTAACATTTTGGCTGTTTGATTCCTGTAACCATACAGAAACACCATCTATAATCATGGTTGAAAATCTACTGTTTATTTCTAACTCAGAAAAATCAAGAACATGATCACCTGTAACACCCTCAACTCCAAACCCATCAATACTTAAAGACCTGAACTGATAGAATTTATGCGGTAACTCACAACCATCAGCTGCAATATTCATTGCGCTAGTGTACATTAATGGGTAAGGACTTATAATTGGTTCATATGTTTCTCTATCTATTGCAGCCCCCCAAAGATACCCAACATTACAATGTCTTGCCCAGTTGGAAGAGAATGTAGTAGATGTGCCAGCCAAACCGAAACCATAGATACAATCATATGCTTGGTTGTTTGTAACATTACTGACAAAGCATGATAAGGGAAGTGCAAATTTATAATGTAGAAATATGTTATTTTTAATATCATATTCACTACCCCCGCCAAAGGTTTGTGTTTGACCAGAAATGACCAATGGGCTACCTGAATATTCATCGTCAGCGTTGCGAAAACACATATTCTTTACTTTAAGATTGTGCCCCCAACTTCCCATAACAAAACCACCACTTCCTGATGTATAAACAATACTTTTTTGTGGATTAATCCCATATAGATTTAGACTAATCCCTTCCCATCTAAACTGGCTAATGTCAATTTGAGTGTTACCAATATATATAGGCTGGTCTATGAAAACAGGAAGTTTAGTTAGATAAGCTTTATTAAGTGCTAATCCATCATTTGTTACACCTGTTAAATCAACGCCCCCCATGCTTGGCGCTCTAGGATACCCTGTGGCCTGAATAGTACTCCAGTCAATATATGGAGCATCCATCCACGCTCCAAACATACGTGGTGTTACGTACCCCTTACCTTGAAGATCACGTTTCCAGCGTTTACCACCCACAGTGACAATGACCATGCCGTTATCATCTGCAGAAGTAGAATCTGTGAAATCGGCCACAAACAGACCACCACCAGTATCACCTGATACTGTCGGCTTCATGCCTGTAGTGTGGAAGTCGACGAAAATCTTTTGCTGATCTCGCTCAGGCTCAATTGTCCTTAACATTGCTATATCAGGGCATGTCCCGATGTATTTAAGACCGTCTTCCCCTGATAGAGATACTTTAAGCTGATCAGGATCATATTTAAGAACATTCGGAAAATAGAACTGCTGTGCACCATATGCATCATAAACAGCCATAGAATGGCCTTGCACAGTTACGAACTTGGCAATCTGTCCGTTATATACCGGATATCCAGCAGCGTTAATGATGATTGGTTGCGAAACAGGAACGCGAGAACCGTCTTCATTCTCCACATAAACCTGAATCTGGTTTTCAGGATTTACCGGGTCAGTGTCAATTTTACCGATATAAATTTTGCCATTGGCTACGGCTTTAAAAGAACGAGCCATAGTGAAGAGTTGCGAAGGCATGCTTACCACAACATTTGCGGTGATATCTGACATTTCATTGCTCCAGACGAATGATATGATGCAACCATGATGTGATTGCATACCGAAATGGTACTATTGAGTATTTATCCAGTAGGTTACGATGCCATTCCACCCAACTGGTGAGGCATCAAGGATGTACAGCAAATACGACGAGGCGCAGTTTCACTTGAGACTTCCGCATGAACTCCACGCGAAAATTAAGCAGCGTGCGAAGATGAATAACAGGTAGCTGAACTCAGAGATAATTGCAGCGATTGAAGAATCATTGGCTAAACAAAGCTCTGCATCTGTTTACATTGACGATGCAGAGCGTATGGCAGAACAACAATCTGATATGGTTAAGAAAATTGTCTTTGATACGCTCAAGGAGCTATATAAAAAAGACAGCAGCTAACCATCAGTTACGGAGGATTTATGCAAAGAGATATGCTGAACATTGCGTTCTACATATTTGGTTTTTGCACGTTCCTGGTGTTTGCGAAGCTATTCTGACAACGCATCAGACTTGGCACCCTGAGTAAGGGCGTTAATGGCCTTTTGCGCCTGCTGCATGGCTTTCTCAAACGCTGTTGATCCGCGTGGGGTGTTTGCCATTCGGAGCATTGCATTTCTGAATGGCTCGCTCTCATAGGCGCGAGTAAGAAGTCCGTAGCTTACTGCTGCGCCAGTTGTCGCCGGGTTCATTGCCGTCCCATATCCGATAATGAACGGGATGGTTTGCTGCCCTGTTGGTGTTGTTACTGCCGCTTTTGCTGCCTGCTGAGTGGACTGAAGGTAGTTTTTCAATCCTTTCAGATAAGCGGCTTCCTGACCTTTAAATGTGATGCCAGTCTGGTTTTGCAGGATGTTAAGCTGTCGAAGGAACTGGTCAGGTGAACCACCTGATTTCTCTATCGCCTTTCCAATGATGCCATTGCGCATTTGCGCTCTTCCAACGCGACCAACTGAGTTATACAGCGTCTTAATTTCCGATTTGTTCTTGCTGAATAGCATGTTGTTGACAACTTCCGGCGTCAGGTCGCCTTTCATGAGAACATTCTTCAGCCTGGTATTCTTTAGTTTCGCCGCTTCGTCAGCGTATACGGCATTGGCCTGCTGATATTTACGGAGAGTATCGTTGCCAAGATTCTGACCAATGGCACCATTGATATCGTCTGTCATCGCCTTGTAAACGCGCTGAATGGCAGCATCGGAACGGTTTGGTAACACTGGTCGTTCACCCTTCACGTCCATTCTGAACTGGCTGCGCAGATCGCTTAATTGCTTCAAATCCAGATTTACCGGACCATCAGGACCAGCATTGCGAACAAGCTCATCACGATATGACTGAAGTTTTGAAATAGTCTCGTTATCAGCAACCTTACCAAGCTTCTGCAGGTTAGATATTTCTGTATCAATCTGCTGAATTGCTCGCGCAGGCTGAATGTTTACTCCAGCCATAGCATTCTGAACCTGCTCCAGTCGATTACCGGCGGCACGACGAATTCCTGATGTTTTCGCTTTAAGGCTGTCAATAACAACAGATGGATCATACTCACCGAATTTATCAGCAAATCTCTGCACCAACTGGCTTCTCGCTTCCTGTTGCGTTGCTCTCATTCCGCTTGTGCCAGCCAGAGGAATATTTTCTGCTGTAGTCTGCGCCATTTTTCCGACGCGGGAAGTAGGCTGTAACAGGTCTGTGGTGTGCAGAGGAACTCCTTCACGCTCTGCAAATCTGATAGCTTGCTGTGCTTCTGGCGCGATAGCACCACGAACGCCACGATAAGCAGCACCTAATCCACGTCCGGCAGCGTTAATAGCACCGCCAGCAAGTACACCAACGCCTAAATCGGTGGCGAGTGCTTCCGCATCATCTTTCGCACTATTTGCAGCAAGTGATCCAACTGCGTTTTCTGCTAGAAGGCGAGTTGCCCCCTGAGCAATTCGACCAGCAAGTGTTGGTGCCTGTGCTGCCGCTCTCTCAACGCCAGCAGGAGTAAGGTAAGGCAATGCTTCAGCAAATACCCTTCCCTCTGTCGTTTGTGGAGTCAGCGCGCCTTGCCGAAGGCCAAAGTCCCGCTCTAATCCCTGCGTTGTTACTCGTGGTGCTGGTTGATATGTACCATCGCCAATGCCGAGTTTACCGCCAGCCCAAGCCGCCGCGCTTGTTACAGCATCAGTGAGTTCAGCAGGTATGTTCGCTACGTTGATTCCTGCCTGTAGTATGCCGCGCCCGGTTTCAGCAAGTCCATTACCAAGGTCAGACATTATTCCGCCTTGCTGCTGAACAGGTTTCGGTGCGACAGAACTTACGGGTTGAGGTGGCTGCTGACTGGCTGCCTGCTGCTCAATCTGAGCAAATGGATTATTTGGGTCTGACTGCACACCTGATGCCGATACTTGTTCGGATGACTGTACTTCCAGTTGTGCAAACGGGTTGTTAGGGTCTTGCTGAGGATGTACCTTTGCAGAGGTGGCGCGCTGTTCGACTGTTGAGTCTGTCACCGGGTCACCCGCCCATTGAGCAAAGCGATCATCAACGTAACCGCGGCCTTCAGGTCCTGGCGTATATTCACCACGCTTTGCCTTCATAACGTTGCCGGGACCGTCGTGATAAGCCTGAAGAGCGTCACGCCAGTTACCAAACTGCTGGTACATCTTTGCCAGATAGCGCGCGCCAGCGTCAGCCTGATATTCGGGGTTTTGCATTTGCTCATCGGTATAACCCATATCACGCCATGTCCCAGGCATGACCTGAGTCAATCCTACAGCCCCGGCGGAGCTTACTGCGGCAGGGTTGTAAGAAGACTCCTTGGCACCCAGTGCAGTCATCAACCCTTCTGGCACACCGTAACGTGCGCCAGCCTGCTCTAACAAATCACGGTAATTAGCCATTTACTGCCCCAAAGATGGAAGATATCCGTAGCGATTAATGAAGTCGATTGACAGCTCGGGGTGCTGCTTCAGGTAATCTATAGAAGCCTGAGGCGCTTCCACTCGCTTGATACCGTTTTGCTGAACGTACTTACCAACCGCCTCATTACGCTTCTGGTTGAGCGTGTTCAGGATGACGCCAGCGTTGCGACGAAAGGACTCCTCGCTCTGCGAGTTCTGCAGCGAACCAACAGCCTGGTCGAGCTTTTTGCCCTCGGCATCAGAAAGTGCGCCCATGCCTCGCATGGCCTGAACCGCTGTCAGGTATGCTTGGGATTTAAAGGTATCAAGTCGTGCCTGAGTGTCTGCAGCCTGTGAGCCTGGAACGTTGGGGATTACTCCACGTAAGCCTGTAATGCTCTTAAGTGAAGGAGAACTAACGATATCGTTCAGAGTGAACATGCTGGTTGTGAGGGTGTTGATGCCGTCTTTGTAGCCATCATTTAGCGCTTGCTGCTTCTGCTGCAACTGCTGGTTGTTGGCTGCTATGCGGCTCTGTATTTCCTGGCGCTTCAGGTCGTTAGTTTCTGCTGATAGCATCCGGTCAAGGCGCTTATTTTCGTTGTTAATGCGGTTTGTTTCTGCGTCCAGATTAATGCGCTGCTGACCTAAATTCGCCTGGATATCTTGCCCGCGCATTGTGATTGCCTGATTCCGAGCGGCGGTTTGCGAATCCAGATCCTGACCGCGCATGGTAACCTGGCGACCCTGCATTTTATCCTGTAGGTCAAAGTATTTTTCGGGTCCGAGACTGTTCATCCCCAGGTGATCGACAAATTCGCCGAACTGCCGCGGGTTCTGTTGGTACATCTGAGCGACGTCCTGAGGATTAACGCCAACACGAGCTAACTCACCGGCGTTGTTTTGCAGCCATGATTGCATTGCTTCTGGAGACGATGACGCAAGGCGTGCGCCAGCCGCTAAGGTGCCGATAGAATTACGCTGATCTTCATCAATGAATCCCATGCCTTTACGAACGGATTCAATCTGTTCTGGATATTGAGTAGCCAACTGACGCAAAGCACCGCGATCACCAGACGCATAAGCATTAGCGTATGCCTGCTGAAATTCTTTCTGCCGCTGAGCCTGCTTTTCCTGCTGAAACACCCCCGCAATACCTGAAAGGCCTTGCAAAGCAGTCAGCCCAACATTGTTAGCGCCTGAACGCTCAATATCATTGTTCTGCCTGATAAGCTGAAGCGTATTGCCGATGTCATTTACGCTCGGAGCGTTTGAGTTGACGCCGCCGATACCAGCCAACAATCCGCCGTTTGTTCCTTGCCAAGTAGCCATGATTACCCCTTAAAACAACGAGCCAAGCAATCCGATACCAGCACCAATGCCAGCGCCCCAAGGCGTTGATGTTCCCAAAAGGCTGGCAAGACCTGCACCGGCAATCGCACCAGACGTGCCACCGCTAATTGCAGTCTGAAGACTTGATGGTTTATTGGCATTAGCAGCGGCAAGTGCTGCGCTTTGCTGTGCAATGCTGCTCATGTTGTTGGCGTACGTCTGCCCGGCGTTTGCCTGACCTTGCAGCGCACCAAGCCCAACGTTTGCCAGATTGTTGTAATTGCTCATCTGGTTTGATAACCAAGACTGACCGAGTGTCGGCGCGATCGTAGCCAGTTGATTGCTTGTGGCTGTCGAACCAAGTCCACCCGTCGCCTCCGCAGCAGCAAGACTCTGGTAACGCGCCTGACCTGCAAGGTCTTTATACTGCTGAGAGTTGTAATACTGATTAAGTGCCTGCCCCTGACCTTCTAAACTGGAAAGATTCTGCAACTGGTTAACATACTGCTCCGCAAGAGGCGTGAACGGAGCAAGGTTTTTCATGATCGTCTGCCACTGCTGATTTTGCAGGTCTGCTGCATACTTCTGGGCTTCTGCGGCATACTTTGCGCTTTTATCAGAACTGCCACCTTTCCCGCCTTTTTCAGGGCAATAAGGTTCCTCGCCGCGCAGTTTTCTGCCCAGCTTAAATGCATATAACATGGCTATCTCCCGTGATTCAGGAAGTCGATTAGTTCTTCGCGTGTGGCGCTGTAAAAAGTCACGTCATCCACGCCTTTAAAGTATTTCTTGATGGTTCCGACACGCTTAAGGCCAATCATTGCGCAGTAAATCTGCCCGTGGCGGAATTTGCGTGCGGCGAACGATGTGACGCACTGAACGGTGGTGTTAGTCAGAATGTATCGCCAGAACGCCAGCCCGATTTCCTTGCTGAAGCCGCGAATCTCTGGCAGGTACATGGCGTGGCAATCGAATGCCAACGGCTGAATCTCCTGATAGTAAACAATGCCGCCAAACTGACCGTGCACGTTAACCTCAAAGTAACGGCATTCAGGCTTGTAATCGTATCCATCACCATTGTTGCTTCCGGCAATAATGTCAGGGTGATTTCCGACTGCTTCGATCAGGTCGATGTTTCGCGTTGGTTTGAACTGAATCATCACTGCTCCGCGATTATCTTGATGGTTGTGGCAGTAAACGCCGCACCATACGACTGAATGGTTAACGTACTGCCATTTGTGGCAAGAAATCCGTCTTTATCCACGCTGAAGAATGTAGCTAACAGGATGTTGTCGTTTGTTGTCGCCGCATTACGACTGCTGACCAGCGTATCAGGAACAGAGCCGGAAAAGGTTAGCTGCATTGACCTGTTGGCGGTTCCGCTGGGCCACGTCCCGACGATCGACAGCTTGAAGAACAAGGTTTTGTTCTCGTTGAACACAACCATCTTGTTGTTAACAGTGTCGAAGAATGGTGCCAACGTCCCGGATGACGGCGTGAGCGTTTTCAGCAGGCTAACAAGGTTGGTCGGCGCTGTCGGGATGGTTACTGATACGCCAGAGTAAACAACCTCTGACTTCTTGCGTGTGGTTGCATACTCCAGAGCATCAATGCGCGTTTCATGGTCTGAAACCTGCGACTCCAGCGACTGAACTCTGGTATCAAGCGACGCAATATCGCTTTCATTCTGAGTGATTCGTGTTTCATGTTCCTGAAGAGTTGATTCTGCCTGGCTGATTCGCTCCTCATGATTAACAAGCGTTGCTTCCGCAGCAGAAATTCGCTGCTCATGATCAGCGAGAATCACATCCTGCTCATCGTTCCTGACTTGTGCATCATAAGCGCCCTGTCCGGCCTCGTTGGCCTTGTTAGCCACGTTACCAACATCAGTACCCTGTGCGATAACGTAAAGCAGATACGACTGCGAGAAGATATTGCGTGGAAGGACTGATGTGTCGAGCCGTGTAGCCTGAATGATTACCGGCACATTGAGATTCGAATCAGCCATTACTCAATCCTTATCTGGCAGCCTGACAGAGTGACAGGTGACTTCGTGATAACGCGCAATTTGAAGCCGAAATTTTTCCTGATGCGCCCGACTCGCTTCCACAAAACACGTTTGTCGTAAACGAACGGTTCATTCTGTTCAATCATCTGCTCACGTCCGTAATTTATGCCGTCAGTGGTTGCAGAGAGGAACAGGCGGTCGGCGTACTGCGCAACGCCAGTTGACGATTCAACCTCAAGATCGAACACTCTGGCGTTATCCGCTTTGAACAACGGAGTAAACAGCAGGTGTTCCTGTTGAAGCCCATACTGACTGCTGATATCGAACTGCAATTTCCCGGTAACCGATTCCAGCTTATCGCCGCACGTTATCTGATTTCCTTCGTAAATGAAGTCAATAGCGCGGTACACATCGTCATATAAGCCTGTTTTCAGCACACACCATTGCGGACCATTGGCGCTTGAAGATGCGTCGTACACGAGTACGTGGCGCGGAAGATGGATAATCAGCAACTCATGCGCATCAAATCGCAGAGACTCCATCACGCCATCAGCCAGTTCATCAGCAGTGTAGGAGCGTAGTATTTTCTCAATGCTCGCGCTGGCGATTGGTGATACCTGACCAGAGCCGATGATATACACAGACGGCGCACCTGTTGCCGGATTGCTGATGAACGCATACGAATCAGCAAACGGCGTTTTGCAGTAGGTTCCGGCTATTCCTTTTTGCACCATCAACGATGGCTGGGCGACATACAAAGCGGCACCAACAGTGGTTGCACCAGTCAAGGAAAAATATTCAATCGTCGATGAACCAAAGCAGACGATGAAGTCTCGCCATGTGCCGATACCGATGATGCCGTCCGGCTGCGATTCTGCGCGATATTGTGCGCTGTAACGGTCAGGATGCGATTCGTCTTCAAGGTCAGTGATAAACCATGAATCAGTGCCGTCTTTTGACCACGCATAACGCCCACGTAAGCGTGTAATGTCGCGGACTGAGCCTAACTCATACTGCGTGAATCCGCTGTCTGTAGGCCAGTTTGAGACGGTTTTAACCGTGCCATCATAGCGATACTCGACCAGTTGACCATTAACGCCTACCGCCTGAGATGTGCGACCATGCGCCATTGATACACGACCACTTCCGGCAACATCACCGACTTCACTTTCGCCCTTATACAGCTTGCCACCACATACGCGATAAACAGCATTCTGCGCCATGTTGTACTCAACGCCGCGAGATACACCGTTCACATCAGAACGTTTGGCAATGCCCGGGAATGAGCGAAGATATCCGCTGCTGTTAAGGATTTCTTTGGGGGTTGCCAGCATATTCACTGGCAGATAGTCGATATAGTCGGCGTTTCGAAAGTCTTTGCCGACACCTTTCATAAGCGGAAGTTGCTGAATCGGCATTTATTCACCTCACGTACTCGGATCATCTTTCTCGATGTAAAACCGATTCCACGTAAACGCGCTTTTGTTACCACTACCGCGAGGCATGTCATTTCGTCGCTCAAGTGGTGGTATTTTGGTTAAAGCGATACAGATTGTCTGATATGCACTGTCAGCAGCGGTCAGGAGAGCATCCGACGGCTGAATGACGTTATCCATGCACACTTGCACAGCGAGCTTCAAAGCGACGCCATCATTTGCCCATGCAGGGATACCTGAATCATCGTCAGGTAACGGCATGATGCCGTTTTCTGTATCCGCAAACTGATATCCAAGCTCGATACCTTTCGCCTGCCATGCTGCCATCATGTCTTCGAGGTCATTAATGGCATCTTCAATTGCCTGAGGGTCGGCATCTGTCAACGTGGCATTGGAATACAGCCCGGCTTTTCGTAAAGCCTTAAGAACGAGATCACCCTTCGTTTTCGCCATCTTCTTCCGCCTTAGCCACTTTTTGCTTCGTTGCGGTTTCTTCAGGAGTTTTTACCCAGCCTTTTTTCAGGTGAGATTTAACTTCTTCGTCATCAACAATGATGTAATCGACAGCAAACTGACCACAGGTGATCATGTTGCCCGGCTTATAGAGCATTGTTCGTGCCATTGTCTTCTCCCAATAAAAATGGGGCCGAAGCCCCACCTAAATTACTGCCCGGCAATAACGATGCCCGTATATTCAGGAACCAGTACCGAGCAACCGTACAGAGTGGTGAAACGAGCTGTGGTTACACCTTTGATGTGGTCGAAGGCGTAAGACATGATCAGCGTAGCGCCCTGCTCGGTGGTTGCTGTCATTACCTGTGGACCCTGACCAGTTGGGAACGCCAGCTTGCCGTACATCAGTTCAACAGAACCATCAGCCCAGAACAGGTTAGCCGGTGCGGCATTTTTGTTGAGAATGGTGATTGCTGCGCTACTTGCCGCATTAGCATCAACGTTTGCATATGGTCGGCTGGCGACATCCGCGTTGTCAGGCGGCAGAATTTTCGGGGAGATAGTTACTGTCGTTCCGCTTACTGCCAGAACGCGGAATACCTGCGGCTGCCCGGTGGTATCTTTGGTGATCTGGTGTACAGAATTCACCCCTGCGATGGTAAACGCATCGCCAACCTGCAAACCTTCAGCAGATACCGTAATGGTCCCCTGTCGGTTATCCACTGGCATATCGTTAGCATCTTTCGCTTCAACCTTGTGCGCAGGTGCTGCTGCCAGCGTAATGGAAGTTGCTGTACCCTTCGGAACACGACCAGAAATATCGGTCTTGTAGCTATCGAAGGACGCAACCGGAGGGATTTGCGCTTTTTCGTATGCTGTCAGGGTTGCGCCCTGAGCATAGGCACGGTGACCAAGCTCGCCAGCAAGGTCTTTGTAGTTGAAGGGGTTCCAGAAAGAGCGACGGTTGATACCCTGAGGTACACCAATCGCCGTCATGGTGGCATCAATACCTGCCGCACAGTTCCACAAATCACGGCCCTGTGAACCTGTGGTTGAGTCAGCCATCGTGATCACGTTAGTAGCACGCTGCGTAACCATGGAAATCAGGTCAGAGTCAATCTGTGCAGCAAGGCGCATACCTGCGGCGCGACCAGCTTCAGTTTTATGTTCCGGGTCACGCATTTCACGCGCATCCAGAGTGTACAGAATGTTTTTCGGCTCCTTGAACACAGAAGGAACAAGGCGCTGAACCAGTGCTGTTGGCGTTTTGCCGCTGAGGTCTAGGCCTTCCTCAATGTTCATGTGGTAATGCTGCGGACGATACAGAACATCACCTGCTCGCTGCATTGCTGTATCACCGGGACGGAATTTTTTAGCGTTACGGGAAACTACGCAGGCGGCCTCAAAGCCTTCAACGTAGTTTTCGAACATGATTTCAAGGTCTTTTGCTAATTGGTTAGCCATGCTTAATGCTCCGATAGGTTATTTTTTTGCCTTTTTAGCGGCGAAATACGGCGTCCAGTCACCAGTTTCCAGCGCCTTGGCTTTCAGTTTGTCGAGGTTATTGATTACTGCGCCGTTGCTCCCCTTAACTGTCGGGGTTGTGGCTGCCGTGGTTTTTGCTTTTGGCATGATTCTGGCCTTCGATTCGATACGTTCCAGCAGACGACCAATTGCTACGGGGTTGGTAGCTTCTGCCAGTTGCTTGCGCAGTTCAGCGTTGCGACCAAGCGCCAGAACAACGATTTCCGGCTTCTCTGACTCAAACAGGATCGCGTTTTGTGTCTCGATGGGGATTTCCTCGAGTACGGCCTGTTCTGCTTCCTGATAGCCAGGAACCTTGAGAGCCTTAACACGTTGCTGATATTTGGATAATCGCTCTTGATAGGCAGCCTGAAGCTCCTGCTCCTTCTGCTTGCGAGCCATCTCCTGTTGCTGGTACTTGCCGTTATCCTCTGCCCACTTAGCCATGCGTTGCTGGTAGATTTCTTCATCGAAACCGATGTCCTCATCGTCCAGTTTTGGCATTCGCGGTGGTTGAGTGATTACCGGCTGCTGCTCGACGGGTTTCTGAGACTGACGCATCAGCTCTTTCAGCTCGCGGTCTTTCTCTTTAATCGTCTTGCGCAGGTGTTTTACCAGTCCATGCTCTGCGCCATCTTCGCTGGTTGGCGAATCCAGCTTTTCGTCACCAAAGTAGAATTCCTGTTCTGATTCGTCGTCATCAGTTTCAGTAGCTTCCTCTACATCATTGCCGGATGACTCACTGCCATCTTCTGTTTCGACTTCTTCAGCCAGTTCGACATCATCAGGAATCTGCTCTGACGCGTCGGTTTCGATTTCAACTTCTGGTGTGTTTTCTGCCATCTGGTCCATTTGTTACCCCTGTTTACTCGATGTTCAGCCCATCGGAAGGCAATAGGGTGCCAGGCCTCATAAAGACAGCCATTGCACGTTATGGGTTAATTACTGCTGTGGTTGTTGCTGAGTTGATTTTTGCAGGATGCTGCTGATGTCCATGCGCTGCGCATGACCCTGTGCCTGACTTTTCAGGACAAGCTCTGCATCAGCACGGGCATTGTCTCCTTGCTGTTGCTGGAACTGTCCGAGCAGTTTCAGAGCCTCGCGGATATCAGATTTCTGCTGACTATCGGCAGATGCGAGTATTTTCACAACATTTGCCGCTGCAACCTGAGCATCAGTCTGTGCCTGGAATGCTTTAACCTGAATGGCTGCCTGTTCGTTCTGCGCTTTCTGCAATTCAGCCTGACCAGCAAGAAGCTGACCTTGCGCAGCAACCATAGCCGGATCTGGCTGACTGGCCTGTTGTTGTTTCGCCTGCTCAACCATCTTCTGTTCTTCTGGTGTTCTCGGCTTGATAACTCCAGACAGAAGCAACTGATTGCGGTTGTATTCTTTAAGGTCGTCCATCCCTTCGCCGTCCATATTGTCGAGAATCATCGACGATACAAGGTCGTGCTTCGGCGTTCCTGGTGGGATAAGTGCCAGCATGGAAAGTAACGACTTAACCGTTGCATCACGGCGAGTAGCGAACGACTGACCGACATCGACAGTCACTTCATAGTTGCCCTGCGAAAGGTCATTAAGCGCGATAACCTGCCCTGTCTGACGGTCAACCACTTCACCAGTCATCAGCGCCACGTCATCGCTGCCGTCCTCATTAACGATACGCATCGGCGTATCACTGCCATAGACCTCACGCGCCATAGAAAGCCACACAACGCCAGCGCGACGCATGGATTTAGCCATGTTGTCCATGTAGATATAGGACTGCGTATCCATCCGGTTAAAGATGCTATCAACGGTATCGGTGGCGACGTTGCTCGGCATGTTCTCAAGCTGCGACGCACCTGTAATTTGCTGAATAGCCGTTCCGGTGTACTGCAATAGCCCGGCAAGAGCAGGAGGCATTTGTGTCGGAGGTGTCCAGCCAGCAACCTGAGCCTCTGAAATGACCGTTCCGTTTTTGTCCTTCTTGCTGGTCATGGGAAGAACTGCAGGTCTTTTCTTATTCCTCTCTGCCCAGTGATTCATTAATGGACCGGGAATGAAATCAACATCCACGATAGGAATGCCATCACCGCCAGCCTGAGTAGCGTTATCTGCAATCATGGAAACCATCAGGTTCTCAAGACGCTGTGCATCCATCGCTTTTGCTGCGTGGCCTTCGATTCGCTCCTGATTATCAACAAATGAACGACGCCCATATACCGGGATGAGAGGAATATGTTCGCCCGGAATGCGCTTCGGTTCTTCCAGCCATTCAGCGCCAGACAGAAGACCGCAATAAACGCGGCGTTTCTTCACCGTTCGCTCACCGATCAGTTCGAATGCACCATCGGTTAGCTCGTCGACAATATCTTTGATTTGCTCTTCATCATAGATTGCCGTTTCTCCGCTAACAGGGTTGCGCCACGCCGTGAGCTTCACCTTCTCTATGCGGACTTCATAGTAGCGACCAACATAGATGGCGTCAGGCGTTGACCAGTCATACTGAGTACCAGTGTCATCCCGAGAAAGGCTTGCCGCAATGGAATCAGGGTATTCAGCCTCGAACGCTTTAGGCGTCATGGAGAACATTTCCATAGCCCACATAGCATCAGAGCGGTCATATTGTTTGCTGTCCTGATCGAAGAAGACGCATGTCGCCGGGTCGTAAACAGGAAGAAGGCTGATGCGTCGCTGCTCGTTACTTGGGTCCATTTCATCTTCGTAATCGGCACACATGCGGAAACAACCGAATCCCCCCGTTACAGCATCATCAAATGCGTTATCACACGCTTCGCCACCGGATGTTTCCTGATAGTCAGCGCGGAATTTGCCGTTCATCTTTTCGGCTAACGCTTCCGATGCCTTATCGTCCTTCGGCCTGAATTTAACGCTTATGCGATTCTGTCGATACTCGCCAATGATGCGATCACATTCACGGGCAATCTTATTCAGCTCAAAGCGCGGATAATGCTCAAACCTGCCTTCATCAAATGAGTAACCAGCGTTTGTGCTTCCTTCCCACTGTGCGCCGGATACCCTGACGAAACGTTGAGCCTCAATAATCTGCTCACGCATATCCTGCGTTGCTGACCAGGCATTATCAAAGTTGCACAGCACCTTGCGATGCCAGTCATTCATCTTTTTTTCTGCCATATCAACCTACACCACAAGGAATTGAGTAACTGGAATAGTCGGGTTGCGCAGCCGACTCCGGGCAATGCATGCACATCATCAGCGCATCAGCCAGGTTAGGAGATGGAATACCGAGCTTCTGCTTCATTTCAACCTTAGTCATAAGCTCCAGCTTCCCGTTGTTATTGAATTTGCGCTGAATCTGCGTCAGTTCTGCAAACAGCTTCTCCAGCATCTTCTCGCCTATCGCTTCTTTGTCGAAGCTCAGCATGTCGTCGGGGTCTGCATACTCACCGTGGACAACCGCCCGATATGTCAGATACAGCCTGTCAGCCAGCGCGTAATAGAATTGCGCTCGCTTATTGCGGAATACATCGCCAATAGTGCGAACATTGTCGCCCTGTACGACTTCATCAGACCATGCTCCGGCCTGATACGGCGCATCTTCATCGAATGGCGATTCGCTGCCCTTGAACATCGTGGCGGTGATTTTCTTGCCGGAGAACGCTTCCGTTGTCTGTCTGCGTAGCCCAGCACCAACACCATCACCATCCCACAGGTAGTGGTCAGCGCCGTCTTCAATCGCCAGCGAAGTAGCCCAGTCAGCACCCTCGTTGATGTCCATCAGCAGACCTTCGGCAATGCGCTTAACTACCGAACCGTGACGCGATGCATAACCTTTAGCATCCGGCCCTGTATCTGACGGGTCATGCGCAGAGACAACAGCGCCTTTCGCTTTCCATCCGAGTTTCTTGTGCGCATCGGTTGCGGCTTCAAGCCATTCACGTTTGATGATTGCCATATCACTTGCGCTTACTGGCTCACCAAGCCAGATGTGACGATACAGTGTCGGATTTCTGCGTTTACACTCTTCCATCTCCAGACGGAGAACTTCAGGAAAGTGCGGGTTGTCGGTGTAGTTCACCGTCAGCAGACAAATATCATCAGGAGGGTTTACGACGAATCGCTGATAGGTATCGTCGAGGATGTTCTTCGGGTTAAAGCTCACCCATATTTCAGAGAACGGCTTACGGATGGTTGGGATCAGGATATCCCACGATTCCTTTGTTACCGCTTCCGCTTCTTCCACCCAGCAGATATCAATGCCTTCGAGCGATTTAATCTTCGTCGGGTTGTTTTTTATGCCGTAGAACATGAATTCAGCATTCGTTCCGAGATGACGAATCATTGAACGCTGAATTTCAAACTCAGCCGAATACCCTTCACGCTCGATAGTGTCTTCAAGCAACCGGATTACCGAATCGCTGATACTGTTTTGCAGTTCACGAGCGCAGAGAATACGCACTGGCTGACGACGCGCCGCTTCAACAAGCAGCCTCGCAATTGCCCATGACTTACCGCTACCTCGACCGCCTTTGGCGACTTTGTAGCGATGCGCCTCAATGAACGGTTCAAAGATAGGATTAATCGAGGTCATTTTCCGAATAGAGTGCTCATCGGTGATGTTTCAATCTGAATTGCGCCGCCGTCTTTGCCTGTTAGCTCGTGATCAACCTTGTCGCGCCATTTATCCTTCTGTCTGTTCTTAAGCCAGAAGATGGCAGCGGTTGTATCAGGCGGGTAATACTTCTCAAGCGGAGTTTCGACAATTCTGTTTTCAATAACACGAATATCGATGTCTGGAGCCACGAAGCCCATAGCTCGTTGATAAAGACGATCACTAACTTCTGCATCAGCGACGGCCTTACCCTTTTTTATGGACTCCGAAAACTTAGGATAATCAAGCTTCCACTTGTTAATAGTTGACTCACTGACTTCAAAGAAATCAGCAAGTTCTGCATCTGTGTAGCCCAGCAAGCACAGTTTGCGTGCCTGTTCGGCATACGCCTCTTGATACTTTGTTGGGCGTGCCATGTTTATGCTCCGGTAGTGAACAGGTCTAACGCTTCCTTCGATTTACGCACCGCTTCGATAGTGCGGGTCGTGATATCTGAATTAGCGCCGCCTGACTGGAAGTGAATTTTGAATAGCTCAAGCTTCAGTTCGTCAGTGCCAATGAATTGAAATGCTTCCTCCGCGGCTGCGTTCTGGTTCATGACCAGTTTGTAAATCTCTAACTGGAATTTCTGTTCTTCAGTCATGGGAATAATCTCTGCCATTGTTGGCTCCGTTTATCCGTTAAAAGGGATATCAGTTAAGTTATCCCGTGTAGGGTATAAGCCATTATCAAAGCCACTCAGTAAGGAATGGCTTTTGTAATAACTACTGTTCGCTTAGCTTCTGCTTCAGCAAGTAACCTTCGAGCATCCAGATTTTGTTTACAGCATTCTGCCGGGCAATCTTCCGACCAATTTCTGCATCAAAGTTTTCCGGGCTTGCACAGGCACTCTCTCCGGTGACGGTGAAGCCATTCTTCAGCACCAGTACGCAGAAAGTGAGCAACTTCAATGGTGATAAATCACGATCGCCTTCTTCTGGTTTTTCCCTGCCACAATATTCGTTGCTGGAAATGGCACCATTACGTCCATCATAAGCAGTAAAGTAATGCTCGCTTTTAATCACGTCTTCGATGTGCTGCGGAGTGATTCTCGGAGCGGTTTTGCCTTTCTCAACGATTTCTTTTTCGATTTGCTGGTCGTTCATAATTATGACCCTGTGGAGTGGTTGCTTGATTAGGATGTCTTTCCATCAGTCCGCCACCACAAAGAATCTTTTTTTGCCATAAGGCAGGAGGTTCATCTTTCAGTGGCTGCCAGTGTTATTTCCCCACTTACTGGCTTGGGTTGTTTCGCTGTACTGCCGTTAATTAGTGACCAGAAATTAACTCCGGTTTCATTATCAAGCCCACCCGTAGATAGGCTTTGTAATGCCTACATGGTTAAATGATTTGCCAGTCTTCAGCCATCAGGTCGCCAATGGATGGAACCCATGTAGCAAGGCGGTTCTGTGAGTTTTTCAATACAAGCGTGTCATTGAAAGTTGGCTCGCCAACATATTCGCCAAAGCCATAACCCAACGCAGACGCTAATTTTTCCCCTTTCACGAGATAAACAAACTGGTCTTTCCCATTCCATCCTGCCCGCTGCAAACTTTTGCCCTGTTTTAACGCTTCCATGGCAAGGCCGAAACTTAGTCCTGATACCGGACGATAAGCCTTTTCGAATACTTCTTTTGGACTCCAGCTAACGTAGCCATCAAAGCGATCGGTGTTAGGTTTTCCGCCATCCAGATATTCAACCAGATAGCCTTCGTCCTCGCCGTTTTCTCCGGCAGGAAGCTGCCAGCCACGAAAATCGTTATATGCCTGTCTCGTCATCGGAAAGGCGTTAATCAGTTTTACGCCAATATACTGGGTCATAAAATTACCTATGGAGTTGGGAATAAAAAACCCCGCGAAGGCGAGGCTAAATCCTGGTGTTTGTGATGACTGGCTCTTATCTCAACGCAGCCCCTTACCGCGCGCCAGATGCTCAATATCAAGCATCAGCAATGAGATGTTTAATCTGGATTCACTCCAGAAGTGATCACCACCCTGTCTACAGAGCCAGATGTGAAGGATGATGAGTAAAATTATCGCTATCATCGAAGGCATTGCGTCCTGATATATTCCTGAAGTGTTTTCAGTGCTGTTTGGTCGCGGATAATTCCGTCCCGGATACCGAGAACGTTTCGTCCAGCAACTGGAGAGAGTTCGACGGTGGCATCATTGCCCATGCCGG